GTGCGATTGCAGCACAGATTCTACGACATCGTAGTTTTACATTTCAAGAGTTCTCTCAAAGATATGCAGACACAAATTTGATTGCAGAGAAGATACCAGTTCCAGCATTAAGAAAACAAGATACAAAGAATCGTCAGAACTCTACGGATGATCTTGATGAATTTGTCAAACAAGATATTGAAATGACAATCACTGCTCATTTCAATCAAGTAGAAAAACTATACAAAAGAATGTTAGATGCTGGAGTTGCAAAAGAATGTGCTCGTATGGTATTACCACTTGCAACACCAACTCGTCTTTATATGACAGGTTCTTGCCGTTCTTGGGTACATTATATTAATCTAAGATCTGCACATGGAACACAAAAGGAACACATGGATATTGCTCACGCATGTCGTAAGGTATTTACCGAACAGTTTCCTATAGTTTCTAAAGCCCTTGAGTGGGTCTAAATAATACTACAAAACGTTAAAACTTATGCCAACATACCCTGTTATTAATCAGAAAACTGGTGAGAAAAAAGAATTATCAATGTCCATGATTGAATATTCTTCATGGAGGGATGAAAATCCAGATTGGGATAAAGATTGGAATGAAGGATGTGCAGGCCTCGGAGAGGTTGGTGAGTGGAGAGATAAATTAATCACGAAAAATCCTAGTTGGAATGATGTTCTACATAAGGCATCTAAATCACCTGGCTCTAGAGTTACAAAAATAAACAAGTAATGGCAAAGAAAAATAATTCTCCAATCGGAGTAGGAATGACTGCAAAACAGATGAAGAGGAAAAGACCAATCAATGGCGATCTTTTAAATAAGATTGAACCAATTACAGACAACCAGAAGATTCTCTTTGACAACTACAAAGAGGGTAAGAATATTTTTGCTTATGGTGCTGCTGGAACAGGTAAAACTTTCGT